TGTTGTTCAAAAGAATACTTGGCAGATGAAAGGTGAATACCTATACAATTTGTATAAGGATCTTATACCTAAACAATACAAGTATTTAAAATATATCAAAGCTAAAAACAAAACTGAATTTGATGCTGGCGAAGTAGAAGCAGTATCATTGTATTTCGAAGTAAGTAAGAAGGAAGCTAAAGAATATATTACTATGCTTCCTAAAGACGAATTAAAAAATATAATATCACAAATCAATGGAAAGTAAAGAATACTATTATACTGAAGATGAGAATGGAGAATTACACCAAATAGACTCAGTTGTAAGTTCAATTATTACTCAGTTTACAACAAGAGCTCTTATGGGAAAGAAAAAATATGGTGTTACTTTAGACCGTACTGATTTATCTTTACTTGAGTGGATTGAGCACGCTAAACAAGAGCACATGGATGCTATCTTGTATTTAGAAAAAATTAAACAAGAAATTAGTGGGAAAGAAAAAATTAACTGAGGTTGAACTTAAGATAAAAAACCACCAACAACCTGAGGTTAATCCTGCATTTCACAAAACTGTATCTTATTCTCAATACACAATGTGGGCATCTTGCCCTTATAAGTGGTATTTAACTTACGTAGAAAATAAACAACCATACCAAGCTAGTATACATACTGTGTTTGGAACAGCATTTCATGAAACTATACAATCGTATCTTGAAACGATGTATAATATAAGTGGAGCTGCAGCAGATAGAATGGATCTGGAAGAATTATTCCAAGCTAAATTCTCAGAAGTATATTCTAAGGAATATAAGAAAATGGGATCTCATTTTACTACTCCTCAAGAAATGGGAGAGTTTTATGAAGATGCTGTTGCTATAATGAAGTGGATTAAGAAAAATAGAAATATATTATTTAGTATTCGTCGAGTAAAATTATTAGGCATTGAAATACCAATATTAACAAATGTAGCTAATAATGTATTTTTAAAAGGATTTATTGACTTTGTATTGTATGATGAAGATTTAGATAAAATTTATATATATGATATCAAAACATCAACACGAGGATGGGGAGATAAAGAAAAAAAAGACGATAGTAAAATTGCTCAAGTGTTATTATACAAGGAGTACTTTTCAAAACAATTTGGGGTCGATATTGAGAAAATTGAAGTCGAATACTTCATTGTCAAACGAAAAATATGGGAACAATCAGAGTACCCTACCCCAAGAGTCCAATCATTCAAACCAGCTAGTGGTAAAATAAAACGAAAACAAGCAACAGATAATTTTAGTAATTTTCTTAAAGATTGTTTTGATGAATTTGGTAAACCCCAAATAAAGTCGTATCTTAAAAATGTAGGCGAAAGCGCATGCAAGTGGTGTCCTTATAACGATAAACCAGAACTTTGCGACAAAGTTGCAGCCTCTTAAAAGTTTATATATTTATATCCGAATATATAAAAACTATAAACTATGGCAGAAAAAATGCAATTAACAAGTGTAAAGGTGCCTGAATCGTTATTTGAAGAATTCAAAATAGCCTGCGTTAAACATAAATTCAGCATTCAAAAATTAACAGAGCGTGCAATGTATTTATATTTAACTGATGAAGAATTCCGTAAGACGGTACACAACCAATTAAATACACAACTGAAAAAAGAAGACTAACTACGTTATGAAAGAAGGTTATATTAAACAAGAGGATAGAAAGAAAATCCTATTACTTTGTGACGATATTAGAATGACGAGCGGTATATCCACTATGGCTAGAGAAATAGTAGTGGGTACCGCTCATTATTTTAATTGGATCAATTTAGGTGGTGGTATCAATCACCCTGAAGAAGGCAAAAAATTAGATATTTGTGCTAGTACTAATGAACATGCTGGTATTGAAGATTCTAGTGTGTTTATTTATCCTGTAAAAGGATATGGCACTATAGAATTTGTACGCCAAATAATCAAGAATGAAAAACCAGATGCAATGATGATCTTTACAGATCCACGCTACTGGATTTGGTTATTTCAGAATGAACATGAGATAAGAAAGCAAATGCCTCTTATTTATTTAAATATTTGGGATAGTATTCCATACCCAATGTATAATAAATCATACTATGAGTCATGTGATACTTTATTAGCAATCAGCAAACAAACAGAAAACATTAATAGGGTTGTATTAGGAGAGGCAGCTGAAGAAAAAGTAATTAAATATGTTCCTCATGGAATAAATGAAAATATTTTCTTCCCTATCACTGAAGATAAACCTGAATATTTAGCTTTACAAGAGTTTAAAAAACAATTGTTTGGTGATAAAAAATATGATTTTGCATTACTATATAATGCTAGAAACATAAGACGTAAATCAGTACCTGATTTGATGTTAGCATGGAATAAATTTCGTTCCCAGTTATCTAAAGAACAAGCAAGTAAAACTTGTTTGGTAATGCATACTCAAGTAAAAGATGAGCATGGTACTGATTTAGAAGCAGTACGAGATATGATATTTGGTAAAGAAGGTGGAAATATTATCTTCTCTCAAAGCAAACAACCAGCACAAGTAATGAATTTACTTTATAATGCTTGTGATGCAACTGTATTACCTAGTAGTAATGAAGGATGGGGTTTAAGTTTAACTGAATCTATGATGTGTGGTAAACCAATTATCGCTACAGTAACAGGTGGAATGCAAGACCAAATGAGATTTGAAGATGAAAAAGGTGAGTGGATTAAATTCACTGAAAAATTTGGTTCAAACCATAGAGGTAAATATAAAAATTGTGGTGAGTGGGCGTTCCCAGTATTCCCAAATAATTTAAGTTTAGTAGGTTCTCAACCAACACCTTATATATTTGATGATAGGGCTGAACCAACTCATATTGCTGAACAAATTTCAGTAGTATATGGACTTAAAACAATAACACCTCAAAACTTTAAAGAAAGAGGCCAAGCAGCTTATAAGTGGGTAACATCAGATGAATCAATGATGTCAGCTAGATGGATGTCTAAGAATGTTATAGATGGTATTGAAGAAACATTTAAAAAATGGACTCCAAGATACACATATGAGTTAATTCCTATTGAAACCCCTGATCAACCTCAACATTATAATCCTTATTTAATAGCAGAATAGTTATGAAACCAGTTATAGCAATTAGTTGCCCAATAGATACATTTAGTGGATATGGAGCAAGATCAAGAGATGTAGTTAAAGCACTTATCAACTCTGAAAAATATGAAATTAAAATTCTATCACAAAGATGGGGTAGTACTCCATTTGGATTTTTAAAACCATCAAACCCAGATCATAAAAAAATTATTGATTGTATCCAATTAAGTAATAATAAATTAGAAAATGTTCCTGATATTTGGATCCAAATTACAGTACCTAATGAATTTCAAAAAGTAGGTAAATACAATATTGGTATTACTGCTGGTATTGAAACAGATTTATGTGCTACTACTTGGATTGAAGGATGTAATAGAATGGATTTAGTATTAACTTCATGTAACCATTCTAAAAATGTATTCCTAAATTCAAAATATGAACAACGTAAAAAAGATAATCCTGAAGAAGTTGTTGGGATAATTGAAACAACAGTACCAGTAGAAGTATTGTTTGAAGGGGTTGATACTCAAATTTATAAAAAAACAAATAAAGTTGATGAAACTTTAGACGATATATTAAAAAGTATTCCTGAGCATTTTAATTTTTTAGTTGTTGGTCATTGGTTACAAGGCAGTTTTGGGGAAGATAGAAAAAATATGGGTGGAACCATCAAAGCATTTCTTGAAACCTTTAAAAATAGAAAAATCAAACCAGGACTTATTTTAAAAGTAAATGGTGGTAATTATTCAATTATGGATAGAGACCAAATGATTGCTAAAATAGAAGAAGTTAAATCAATGGTTGATGGTGATTTACCAAACATTTATTTATTACATGGAGAATTAACAGACGATGAAATGAATGGTTTGTATAATCATTCTAAAGTAAAAGCAATGTTAAGCTTAACTAAAGGTGAAGGATATGGTAGACCATTAATTGAATTCACCCAAGCACAAAAACCAATTGTTGTTAGTGGATGGAGTGGACATACTGATTTCTTAAGTAAAGATTTTAGTGTGTTTGTAGGGGGTGAAATAAAACCAATAGATAAGAGTGCTGTAGTAGAAAATATGCTAATAGCAGAATCAAAATGGTTTACTCCAGATTATAACCAAGCCTCATTAGCATTAAAAGCAGTTTATGCAGATTATGATGAATATGTTGAAAAAGCAAAAAGACAGTCGTATATTTGTCGAAATGATTTTAGTTTAGAAAAAATGGGTGAAAAATTAGTTGAAATATTAGAGGCTAATTTTACTAAAGAAATTCCACTTCCTAAACTGAGTAAAACAACATTACCAACTTTAAATAAAGCTGAAAATGACAAGTAAAGAATTTATAATTTGGTTGAAGGGATTTACAGAAGGTGTACATGAGTATAATCTTACTCCAAAACAATGGGATGAATTAAAAGAAAAGTTGGAAG